TTCAAATATTTTTGAACACAAACAGCAAGTCCAATAATCTCGATAATTTTTATTAATACGCTTTGTTGGGTTTGTTTTCATTTTTCTCCTTTATTAATCATTCACCACCAATTATAGATACAATTATTATCCTTGTCAACATATAAATACAAATAATATCCCTTAAAGATAAAGATCGTAGACGCAGTGGGGCCTGGAGAGGTGAAAATAAATTGAAAATAAAACTAAAAAACCAGGATAAATTGCTTATCCTGGCTTAATTTAAGATCAGAATAAAACCTTATCGTGAACGAAATAAAGGTAAGTTGCTGCTTCAATAAAAACAACTGTAACAATAATCATTAGGAGATAAGAAATGCGGAGAGCTTTAGAAAGCTGCTGCCGTTTTATTATTTTAATTGCCAGGTGTTTAACCAGGCGCTTGCGTGAATGATCTAGATTCGTGGATCTTGTAGTTTCCATAATAACTCCATTTGTTCTTTTATACTTGTACGTATGTCTTACTCATGTTGAGCATCCAGCTTTTATTAGCCGAAACCAAGTGTACTTAGAGATGTGTACAGCAAGAAAAAATCCTCTGTAGTACCATCTGTCCCTAAATTTTATAATTTATATTGGGTTATAAAATCCCACAACTTCAACCGAAGTCTATTGGTGGTAGGATTAAAGAGATGTGGACACCGATCCTCTAAATTTTTGGAGTTCGCAGTTATGGAAACTATTTACTCTGAGGGTTTTTTTCCTCGTTGTTCAATATAAGGCAACACCTTTAACTGCGAGTATGGGGATTAGCCATTCTTTATTAATTTTGTAATCGCTGCTCGAAGGTTCAGTCGATGCTTCCTCGCTTTTAAGTGTCTTGGAAGCCTTGCACTTTTGTAGATCGTTATGAACTATACTACCTAAGTTATCCTTTTTATGTAACTAATTTCATTAATTCTGTAGCACTTTTAGTATTAATCTCATTGCCTTCTTTAGCAGTTCGATATAAATAAGCTGCCATGCGAGCTGTAGCTAATGCTGATAAATTTACTCCAGCAATTTCTTCCGCTTCACTCACAAGCTCTATACATAATTCTAATGTTTGATCATCAACGGCAGCATTGCTGCCATTGTCAGAAACCAGCCAAGACAGCGATACACCAAGGTATTTTGCAAGATCTTCAAGTTGGTCCAGGGTGGGTTTAGATCTACCAGTGAAATAATGGCCGACAGCTCCTCTTGTGGATTTTCCCATAATAGGGGCCACGTCTTTTTGAGTGATATTCTTTTTTGCCATTTCACTTTTAGCTTTACTGATCCAGTTTGACATCAATTCTCTCCTTAATAAATGTAGCGTTTGGAGCCTACAATTATACTCCTTTTGTAGTTATTTTAGGATAATATTCCTATCTTTATTCAAGATAAGATATAATTCTTATCATTTTATGGGAGAATAGGTGAAATATGACGTTAATCGAGTACGGAAAGAAAGAACAAGCACTGAGTAACAGAAGTAGATTAGAAGAGATCTGGTCAATTATAGCAGAGGATCTTGGAGTATCTATTCCGTTAGTCAAATTATGGGCCTACAACCAAAGGCGAGTACCAGCTGACCATGTTCTCAATTTAGAGAGGGCAACCAGTGGCGCTGTATCACGTCAACAAACTAGGCCAGATTTATACCCGCCAAAACATGACTTTAACTAGGAGGAGCTATGACTACTAAACGAGATTCAATTGTTGTCTATCGTTCCTTTTATGAAGCTGCGAAAGCTTTGACTGATAAAGAGGAGCTGGAGTTATATCGAGCGATCTTTGAGTTTGGCCTGGATCATAAAACTGCTGATATGGGACCAATGGCTGCAGCAATGTTTAAGTTGATTAAACCCCAGCTGGAAGCCAACTATAAGAAGTGACAGAATAGTCAAAAAGGTGCTCAAGCAACTAAAGATAAATGGGAAAAGATAGGCCAAGAGCAAGGCCAAAAGAAGGCCAAAGGAAGGCCAAACGATAGCCAAGAGGAAACCAAAGATGAACCTAATGCTAATGATAATGCTAATGATAATGTTAATGCTAATGTTTTTATTAGGCTGCAGCTCAATGACAAGTCTATGTTCCCTATCTTTGACGATGATCTTGTGAAATGGAGAGAGCTTTATCCTTCAGTTATTGTTGAGCAAGAGCTGCGCAATATGGTTGGCTGGATCGAGGGCAACCCTACGAAACGCAAAACCAAATCTGGGATCAAGAAGTTTATTAATTCCTGGTTGTCTAAAGAACAGGATCAAGGCGGAAGAAGGCAAATGCCTGGTCAGAAGCTTGGACTTAATTTATTAAAGGAGGCAGCAAGATGATTGTTGTAGAAGAGAGAAAAGTAGCAGCGCAAGTGTTATCTAAATTTAAAGTAATGTTTCCTTCGTTTGGAGCCAAGATGGATTCAGATCAAGAGTGGACTAATTTAATGCTTGATGAATGGGGAATGGGTTTACGCGGTATGCAGCAAATAGATGTACTACAAGCTGTTGAGTTGGTTCGCAGATCTGGATCAGAGTTTGCACCATCGCTTCCAAAGTTTGTTGAATATTGCGGTGGTCGTCCAAAGCTACATAATGCTCTTGATCACGTTAAAGAACCAGAAGTTAACTATTCACAATTGTGGATGAATGCGGATGATAAAGGCAAGTATCGATTCTTTGTTGATCATCCTTTTCATAAAGTCCCTGGTTATATCAAAAAATGGTTTATCGAATATAACAAGCAGCACCGCGGATGGACCGCGCAAGAATCCAACATGATGATTAAGTTTCACGCGCAGCCTATTTGGTTGGATGTGTCTGATGATGATCAAGATAATCGCAGAGAGCGAATCAATGACATGGTGGATCAACACCAGAAGAAGATTATTAATTATTTTATAAATAGGAAAAGCGCATGAGTGAAGAGCTAAAGAAAGCAATACTAGAATTAAGAGATCGAGTTGCTGGAGTCGAAAGACACTCTGGCATTCTTCCAGATCCTTGGTTGGTTGATCTTGCAGCTGCTATGGAAAAAACAGTGGTGCCTAAGAAAAAGTGAATGATGTAGAACACCAGGTTCAAAAAGCGATCTGTGATTATTTAGATCTGAGAGGTATTTGTTATTGGGCTGTTCCAAATGGTGGCAGCAGAAATTTAATGACCGGAAAGAAATTGAAAAGTGAGGGAGTAAAGCCTGGAGTTCCAGATCTGACAGTGATCTTAGAAGGTGGAAAGTTTCTTGCTTTGGAAGTGAAAAAACCTAAGACAACAACTGCTCCAGGTCGGTTAAGCAAAGTACAGAAAAGAATGATTAAAAAGATCCAAGATGTCGGGGGCCAGGTTGAAGTTGTTTATTCCCTGGAGGAAGTCATAAAGATCATAGATCAGATTCAAATTAGTGTGGATGAAGAATATAAATACATGGATGAAAAATGGTGGAAAAGAGTATGAATAAGCTAACAACAAAACAAGAGAAGTTCTGCAAAACATTTATTGAAACTGGCAATGCTTCTGAAGCATATCGTCAGAGTTATGATTGTCAAAAGATGAAAGGACCAACAATAAATCGAAATGCTGTAGCACTTCTTGATAACACCAAGATTACAACAAGAGTTGGTGAGCTGCAGCTGAACTTACAAAAAAAGTTTGAAGTCACTGTGCAATCACTTTCCAAAGAACTCGACGAGGATCGACAATTAGCGCGATCTCTGGGCCAGCCTGGTGCAGCTATCTCAGCTTTAAACGTCAAAGCAAGGATCCATGGACTCGATAAGCATGTGATGTCTAATGATCCAGATAATCCAATGCCCGCAACTATTCAAGTGGAGATCTTACGCAATGAAAAAAATTAAAAACTTTCCAATCGAAGTTGAAGTTTATAAGCGAGCCAGAAGCAAACTAATACCAGGACTGTTCATAGGTTTTTGGTGTGGTTATGCCCCTTTCATCATTCATCAAATGCAATGGCTCCGATAGAACATATATGCAACGTCTGCGCTAGTGAATATAGTGAGGCAGAAGGTGGGATCGAAGGATCTTTTGGAATGACTGATGTTAATTTTTGTCCCTGGTGCTACTCGTGTGTAGTGGATATGGTTCATTATCACGACGCAATAGCAAATGACGACGAAGCTCCGCATACAAATCACTGAGAAGTTTGAGCCATTCCTGGAGCCCCACAGATACAAGGTGGCCCATGGTGGACGAGGTTCTTCCAAATCCTGGACAATTGCGCAGCTCCTGGTTCTCAAGGCTTACAAAGACAAGACCAGGATCTTATGTGCCAGGGAGATCCAGAAGTCAATCAGTGACTCAGTGTTGCTGCTGCTATCCGATACCATCGAGCGTATGGGACTGCAAGACTTCTTTGAGGTTCAAAAGACTCAGATCATTGGCCGTAATGGCTCACGCTTTAGCTTTGAAGGACTCAGATCAAACATCACCAAGATCAAATCAATGGAAGGAATCCAGGTGGTATGGCTCGAAGAAGCAGAAAAGATAACCGCTTCTAGTTACGACACACTCATTCCGACTATCCGTTCTCCAGGCAGTGAGATCTGGATCTCCTTCAATGCTCAAGATCTCCTGGATCCAACATACCAACGATTCGTGGTCAATCCACCAGAGGACACATACGTCGTCAAAGTCAATTATTCAGACAATCCCTGGTTCCCGCCAGAGCTGGAAAAGGAACGGCTGCACCTTCAGAAAGTTGATACAGCTCTATACAAACATATCTGGCTTGGAGAACCACTTGAGAACAGGAAGGGCGCTTACTATGCCAGGCAGATCGAAGCAGCTCGTGAAGATAACAGAATCACCAGGGTTCCGATTGATCCAGTGCTGCCGGTCCACAGTTTTTGGGATCTTGGTATTGCGGACGCAACCTCAATTTGGTTGATCCAGAGAGCTGGCACTGAGCTTAGAGTGATCGGTTACTATGAAAACAATGGAGAAGGGCTGCAGCATTACATCAATTGGTTGCATGACTTTCGAGATACGCACAGCATAACCTATGGCGATCACTGGGCACCACATGATATTCAAGTTAGAGAACTAACCAGTGGTAAATCTCGTAAAGATCAAGCGCGCCAGATGGGGATTGTGTTCCGAGTTACTCCAAACATTCCGATCATGGATGGTATTGAAGCAGCCAGGAGAATACTTCCCAGGTGTTACTTTGATGAGAAGCGCTGCGCTGATGGTATTCGAGCTTTAAGTTATTACCGAACCGAGTATGACGAAGATAAGCGAATCTATAAGGATCGTCCACTTCACGATTGGAGTTCACATGGAGCTGATAGCTTCCGATACTTTGCTGTTGCCTGGATCGATAAACGTCATGCAAATATGACCGGTCCAGCTGTACTCAAGCAAGATTGGGCGGTCTTTTGAGTTGGCTCAAGCACTCTCTCATTGATGAGTGGAAATTTGATTATGCTGAATGGTACGTGTGTTTTGAACATGGAGATATGCCCTGGAAGCTGGCTAAGTTGCTTAAACCAAACTATCGCCATGTGTATGCAGTTCGCTGGGATGGGTTCAACTGGATCAAGTTTAATGCCAGGTTAGGCGGAACCGATGTCGAGGTGCTGCCATTCGGTCCAAAAGATAATATACAAAATGTAGTCCGAGATACGAATTGTAGTGTTATAATCCACGTTAATATTCGTCGTGATAATACGAAGATCCGAAATCCTTACCCAACACTATGTACTTGTGTTGAGCAAACAAAAGCCTTGTTAGGCATTGGAGGAATAAAGACATGGCATATTTACACAGGGTATCAATTATATAAACATTTAATCAAGGAGCATCATGGGCAGACGCAGAGCACAACCAGCACCCCCACCAGCAGTAACGAAAGCTGAAGCAAGGCAAGAGAAAGAAGAAATTAAAGTGGACAAGCAAATTGCTGCTAGAAAAGAAGCAAGGACACGTAAGAAGCGGGGCCGAGCTAGTTTAATCTCTAATGATGAACAAGGCATTACGTCAAAACTAGGCGGATCGTACTAAAGATGGCTAAGTTTGAGATTCCTAAAGAACTGGGAACAGTTAAAGAACTGATGGCAAGATATAAAGCTGCTGTCGGTCGCAAGGATCCCTGGATCAATCATCTAAGAGAGTGTTACGATTATGCGTTACCGCAGCGTGAGAACTTTTCTCTTCATACTCCAGGTCAAAAGAAGAACGTCGACATATATGATTCAACAGCAGTCATGGGTGTTCAGAAGTTTGCTTCAAGATTACAAGCAACACTAATTCCGCCCTGGCGCCAATGGACCAAACTGGTCGTCGGATCTGAAATCTTGGAAGATGAAGATGAAGTGCAGCAGTATTTAGATGAAGCTAATGATGTACTTTTTGATCATATCAATCATTCCAACTTTGCTACCCAGGCCCATGAAGCTTTACTAGATCTAAGCGTTTCAACAGGCGCTTTGATGTTAGAAGAAGCCGAGCCAGGTGGTGATTCATTATTACATTTCACTGCAGTCCCACTCGCAGATCTATTCCCAGAGGAAGGTCCAAAAGGATCTATCGAAACAGTCTGGAGGAAGCACTCAGTTCCAGCTAGGCACATTGATAGAATTTGGCCTGGTGCTGATCTATCGGATGAAGCGCAAAGGAAAGCTAAAGATAAGCCAGATGCTAAGATCGAGTTGATTGAAGGCACTGTATTTGCTCCAAAAGAGAACGCTTACTATCAGTGCGTGATTGAACAAGAGCATCAAAAAGTTATATTCACAAGATACTATGAGGTTTCTCCTTGGATCGTATTCCGGGAAATGGTTGTACCAGGTGAGATCCTTGGTCGAGGTAGAGTAATGCAAGTGCTGCCAGCGATCAAGACAGTTAATAAAGTCAGTGAGTTTTCATTAAGGAACGCAGCTCTGGCTATTTCTGGGATCTACACAGTTACTGATGATGGAGTAATCAATCCATATAACATCAACCTGGAACCAGGCACAGCCATCCCGGTCGGTTCTAACGATAGTTCTAATCCAACATTGCGTCCACTCGAAAGAGCTGGTGACTTCAATGTATCGGAATTAGTTATGGAAGATCTGAGAGAAAGTATTAACAAATGTCTATTCGCTGATCCATATGGCGGAATGGACTCACCAACTAAGACAGCCACTGAAATGTCAATGCGAGGTCAAGAGTTAGTCATGGATGCGGGTTCAGCATTCTCTAGGCTGCAGACTGAGTTTATTGAGAAGATCATTAAGCGATCAGTTTATATTCTTAAAAAGAACGGCAAGGTCGGTGACTTCAAAGTGGATGGTCGTGAGGTTACGATCAAGCATACTTCACCATTAGCTAGGGCTCAAGATCAAGAAGATATGTTAGCAGTCCAACAGTACATGGAAATGAGTATGGCCCTTGGACCAGAAGTATTTGCACTAGGAACTAAGATGGAAGATCTACCAGCTTATATAGGGAAGAAGCTTGGTATTGATCAAGAATTGTTGCGCTCAACTGAAGAACGAGCTGAGATCCAGGCACAAGCCGAGGAAGCAATGCAACAACAACAAGCACAGGCACAGGAGATGCAAGGTGGCGGAGAGCAGCAGTTGGGATAAATTAGATCTTGATGGTAAAGAAATACAAAAAGCCAGGAAAGAGAACGAAACCAAGTCGCGTGAAATAGCGGGGCAGTTTCAAGAATGTTTCAATACAGATGCGGGGAAATATGTCCTGGATCGGTTGAAGTCAATTACAGTTGATCGACCAGTATTGAATCCAAACTCAACGCAATTTGGCGCTGGGATCAGAGAAGGTCAAAACACTATTGTTCGTCAGATCATGGAACAACTGTCGTTGGCTGAAAATAAAAGAAAATAACATAGGAGAGTGAATGTGAGCGAAGAAGAAACTTTAATTGAGGAAGCTCCAGTTGAGGAAGTTGCAGCTGAAGAAACAACAGTTGAAACAACCGAAGTGGAAGCAGCAGCCGATGATGGTGAACGACCAGAGTGGCTAAAAGATAAATACAAAACTGTAGAGGACCAGGCGAAAGCTTATAACGATGCTGAAAAAAAGCTCGGAGGTTTCTCTGGATCGCCAGAAGGCGAATACGACTTAAACGTGCCAGAAGGAATACCAGGTGAACTTGATATGGAAGATCCGCGTATCGCATGGTTCCAAGGTGTAGCAAAAGAAACTAACATGAATCAAGAAACATTTGATCAGATGTTGGGTGGTTTTATAAAAATGGAACAAGAAGCTAATGATCCAGAAGCAGCCAAAGGTATTGAACTCCAGGCATTAGGTAAGAACGCCAGTGCCAGGCTTACAGATCTTGGAGATTGGGGTAAAGGTAATCTAACTCCCGATCAGTATGAAGGCTTTAAAGGTTTAGCAACAACTGCCCAGAATGTTTCAGTCCTGGAAGCTTTAATTGCTAAGACCTCTGAAGGCAAAATGCCAACATCCAACACAGTAAGAGCTCCGGCAATAACTCAAGACGCTTTGGATGATATGATTAAAGATCCGAAGTATAACGAGTCAGCAGCTTTCCGAGCCGAGGTCAAGCAAAAATTCCATGATCTTTATGGCGATTAGTTTGAAAGATTATAAAAATAAACCATGGGCCTGGCAAAGCGGTTGGTTATGCGCCAGAGATGGAAGGCCCCATGATTTGATTTATGGTCCAGAATCAACCATAGAAGAATACAACAAAGGCTATGCAGCCTACCATCTATTCTCCCAGGTTCACTCCCCATCTACTAAGGTTTAACGAGCTCTCCGCTTATTTCTCCGGCTTTATTAGATAAACAGTGGGATTGGTTGCCCTAAGTAACCACTTTTTAAGATACAAATTGTTGCATAAGATAATAAATGTAGCGTACAATCAGAGAAAATCCAACCATTGGACACTTCTTTATAGAACCCAGCCAGGAAGGACTCGGCCCGCAATAGTGGACACCCGGCAAAAGGTAATATTAATTTAACTATAAAGGAGGACTTATGTCCGCAAATCTATCATCCGCTGCGCAGCAGCTATTCGACAGCGAAGTGAAGCATGTGTTTCAATCAGCTGGCGGTTTAAAAGACACAGTCACCAATCGTAACGACGTTATCGGTGACATTTATAAATTTAGAGCAATGGGTAAGGGCGTAGCAAATCAGAAGAACACTTCTGCTGATGTAGTTGCTATGGGTATCTCTCATTCATTGATCAGCTGTACTTTACAAAACTGGAACGCTCCAGAGTACACTGACATCTTTGACGCTAAAGAAGTTAATTTTGACGAAAAGACAGAGCTACAGACTACAATTGCTGGTGCTCTTGGTCGTCGTCGTGATCAACTTATTTTAGATGCAATGGACGCAGCAACCGCGGGCACAACAATTGCTCATGGTTCTGCTGGCTTAACTCTAGCAAAACTTATAACAGCTTCAAAATCAATGACTGATAAAGGAGTACCAGGTAGCGATCGTCACATCGCAGTATCAGCAGCTGGTCTTGAAGATCTATTAAGTGTCACTCAAGTACAAAGTTCAGACTACAACTCAGTCCGTTCTTTAGTATCGGGTGAGCTAGATACATTCATGGGTTTTAAATTCCACGTTATTGAAACTCGTGCGGAAGGTGGACTAGACTTAGCGTCTGGTGTTCGTGAAGGTTTTGCTTGGCACGCTTCATCAGTTGGACTAGCAACAGGAATGGAAATCACTGCGAAAGTAGATTGGGTTCCACAGAAAACTTCATGGCTATGTAATGGCATGATGAAAGCTGGTTCTGTTGTTCGTGATGCAGATGGACTTGTTTCTATCAGCTGGCAAGAGTAATTAAGTTGTAACTAAATGGTGGTATTCCAATTGCGGAGTGCTGCCATTTTTTTTAAGGAATAAATTATGGCAACATCAATTGAGGTATGTTCTAACGCATTAAATTTGATAGGCCATGGCTCAATCGCTTCTTTTACAGATGGTGGAGCCGGAGCCAATATTGCAGATGCTTTGTATGAAACGACGTATAAAGATCTATTATCGCAACATCGATGGCGCTGGGCGTCAGCTAAAGTTGGCTTATCACAATTAGTAGCAACTCCAATTAATACTTGGAGCTATGCTTATCAACTTCCAGCAAACTATATTATTGCTACATCCGTTTATCCAAGTATGGACTATGAGATCTATGAGGATAAGCTTTACACAAATTCACAAACAGTAGATCTGGACTATGTTTATCACGCCCCAGAAGCTGAAATGCCGGCTTACTTTCAAAGAGTTTTAGAGTTTATGTTGGCTTCAGTCTTTGCAATTGCGATCACTGACAACTCTTCTAAAGCTGAAGAGTATCGTCGTATGTTTGATTACAATTTAAGACGCGCCAGGTTTACAGACTCCCAGGCCCGACCAACCACAGCTATTGTTGACTCCCCATTCATTGAGGCTAGACAGTAATGCCAAAAGTTATTACGCTGCAAACTTCTTTTAACTCTGGAGTTCTTGATCCTAGGCTTGCTGCCAGAACAGATCTTAAACAATTTTACCAGGGCGCAGCAGAAGCAGAGAACGTAGTAACTATGCCACAAGGCGGAATTAAAAGACGACCAGGTTTCAAATATATTGCTAATACAGCTTCTAATAATGAAGCCAGATTAGCCTCATTTGCTTTTAATGTTGAGCAAACTTATTTAATGGTTTTTACCAACAATAATGTAGCGGTTTATAAAGATGGTGTTCACCAGGCAAATGTAACGACAACTTATACAACTGCTCAATTATTTGAATTACAGTGGACACAATCAGCAGACACTATGATCCTGGTCCATGAATCTCATGCACCAAAAAAATTGGTTCGTGGAAGTTCACATACTTCCTGGACTTTATCAACTATCTCTTTATCTAATGTCCCTCAATATGATTTTGGATCTGGTGCAACAAATGTTTGGTCGAATGCTGCCGGCTGGCCCAAGAGTGCTACTTTCTATCAGGCACGCTTATGGTTTGGTGGATCAACAAAAAGACCACAAACTTTATGGGGATCTAAAACAAATGATTTTTTTAATTTTGATGATGGGACATCACTTGATGATGAGGGTATAGATCTTACTTTAGATACTGATCAAGTTAATGCGATTACTTCCGTTTATGCTGGTCGCCACTTACAAATCTTTACCACTGGTGGTGAATTTTCTATTAAAGATATTCCAATTACTCCAGCCAAGGTTGCAGTCAGACGTGAAACACAATTTGGATCAAGCTCAGTCCCACCAAAAAATATTGATGGATCGGTAATATATATAGATCGCACTGGTAAATCAGTAAGAGAATTTTTATTTGACTACAATGAGGATGCTTATACCTCTGGGACAGTTTCCTTACTTGCGTCCCATTTACTTAATTCTCCGGTCGATATGGATGTTTCTAAGGGTACCGCTAACGACGATGCTAACTACGTTTATTTCGTTAATGGTGATGGCACAGCAGCTGTATTTAATTCTTTACGAGCACAAGAAGTAAGTGGCTGGACAAAATGGACTACATCTGGAGATATTGAATCTGTAGCAGTGGTTGTTGACGATGTTTACTTTGTAGTTAAGCGCACAATTAATGGATCAGTGGTTCGGTTTATAGAAACATTAGATCCAAATACTTATACCGATGCAAATAAAACAGTAACTTTAGGATCTGCGGGAACAGCAGTTAGTGGATTAACCCACTTAAATGGTCAAGTATCTCGTATTAGAGCAGATGGAGAAGTTAGAGCAAATTTAACTCCATCAAGTGGAGCAATTACCCTGGCAGAAACTGGAACAGTTGTTGAGGTAGGTTTGGGATTTACAACCACAATTAAAACCATGCCCCTGAATATGGACTTTGACGATGGACCAACATTAACCAGGAAGAAACGAATTGTAAAAGTTATTCCAAATGTGTATCAATCACTTGGAATTAGTGTCAATGGAGATCGTTTTATAGATCGTAACTTTGGCTTATCTTTAAATAGTCCACCAACAGCTTTTACAGGACTAAAAGAAATGTATTTATTGGGCTGGACCGATTTAGCCCAGGTCACAATCACACAAACAGATCCAACCCCTATGACTATCTTAGGGTTGGCAATAGAGGTAGAAGCGTAATGGGAATGTTAATGGCAATTGCAAGTGCTGTTCAAAGTGTTAATGCTGGTAAAGATAAAGAAGCAGCTTACAAAAGAGATGCAGAACGAGAAAGCTTTGCAGCAAAAGGCAAAGAGATCCAAAGAAAGAAACGATTAGTCGCAGCTCTAGCAACTCAGAACGCAGTTAGAGGAGCTCAAGGCGTGGCAGCCTTTGAAGGATCATCTCTTAATATGATGAACCAGGATGTTGAAGCTTTTGAATACGATCAGTCAATGGGAGCTGCAAATCTAGCAATGACCAGGCAATCATTATTAGAGTCTGGCAAAGCAGCTAGGCGCTATGGTGTTCATAGTGCTGGGAATACATTAATGGCAGCTTCTGAAAGGCTGGCTGGCCGGGGAAGCAAAAAATCTAGCAGCAGTGGTTCTAGCAATAGATATAGTAATAACCAAGGATATAGACAGTAATGGCTGAATTAGCAAGATACCAAAGAAGTGAAGCTGCCCAGGCAGTTAAAACATCCAAAGATGAAGCAAATAATATGTTTAAGCTGGCCGATAGGCTAAGAGAATTTTCCAATCGAGCTATGGATCGTGAGGATCAACAAGCGGGAATAGAGGGAAAACAGGATGGTATGACTGCTGCTAGTGGAAAAGTTGGCGGTCTTGATTTAAGTGACAACTCAACAATCAGATCAAGGGCCTTTAATGAAGGCGCACAAATGAGCCATGCAGCTCAGATCAAGATTGATATTAATGAGAATATGTCAAGGCTTTATACAGAAAATCAATTCGACCTTGAGGCTTTTACAACAAAAGCTGCTGGTTATAAGAAAGGATTATTAGCCGAAGTAGATCCAAGTATGTACGCTCTTGCTGAAGCAGATATTAATTCAGCTATGTCGAATGGAACTATTAAGATTGGTGATGGTTTATATAAGAAAGAACGAACTGAGCAAGTTGCTTCAATTAAAAAAGCAGTAGATATTTCAGAAGAGCTGGCTTTACAGTTATCCGCTAGTGGTGATATTGAAGGAGCTGATGCTCAGATCGCGCAAATTGCAGCAGCAATCCAAGTAGGTATTGATCAAAATCTACCAGGCATTGATCAAGAGTACCTGGATTCTTACATGGCTAAATTAACTGAGTCAGCTGACTCTGAATTGGTCCTTGGTGTCTTTAAAAGAGAATTAGAAGAAAATGGAATTGATGCTGCAGAAACAGCACTTAAAGCATTTGCTGCTTATTCAGAACCATTAATTGATGACAATGGCGATGAAGTAAGCATAAAGCCATCAACTAAAAGAAGCATTGTTGGTTCAATGACTACGCTTATCAATCGAGCAAAATCAGAAAGATCTGCTGAAGAGTCAGCGTCCAAAGCTTTACACAATGCAAAAAAGAAAATCCTTACAGATTCAGTTCAACAACACATAAAAGCTTTAGATCTAAATCAATTCCCAGAAACATTAGAGGATCTTAAAAAAACATTAGTAGGCTTTCCAGAGTTACAACTAGATTTAGCCAGGGCAGAATCTGAAGCAGCTGCAGCAGCGATCTTTATGTCACAAAATCCTACAATTATGGCAGCTGCAATTAATGATTTGAATGGTAAGAAAAACCTTTCTCCAGCTAAAGCTCAGTTGTTAGAGCGATATAAAGCTATTCATAAAGATACATTAGCTCGTATGAAAACAGACATGCTTAATTTAGCTGTTGAGCAAGGCATTATTAGTGAGATGCCAATGATTAATTTTGCGGATCCAGAAGCTATAAAAGATAGAATCTTACAGTATAGAACAGCACAAGATCATTACGGAACCACAGGTGGATCACCTTTAACTTCACAAGAAACTACTATGTTAGTTGATGCTTTAGCTGATACCGAAACATCCGCTTCAAGCAAAATGGTTTTATTATCAAATCTTGTAGAGGGATTTGGGGACGCTTCAACAGATCTATTTGAAGATATGTTTGACAAGTCCGCACCGCAATACATTGTGGTTGGTGAGTTAATAAACGAATCTAGAAATACCAATAACAATTCATTACTTCGTATTGGTGAAAATATCCTTTTGGGTATGGAAGCTATGGAGAAGGGACTTGTAGAAGTAGATCCGGATCTTAAAAATTCTATTACATTGGCATTTGGCAATGCTGCAGATAACAACCCAGATTACGCACAAATGATTCTTAAATCAGCAACGGCTTTATATCTGCATAGAAATAAAGGAAATACTGACGATGTTCCAGATGTAGAAAAAGAAATTAATAAAGTTCTAACCGATATAACAGGTGGTGTATTAGAGTTCAATGGCAGAAAGTTTATTGCTCCAAATAGAAATATTGGACAAGATGCTTTTGATGATTACATAGAAGATGAGTTAACGCGTAATGATCTTAATGCAATGGGTGGTGTTCATAGTCTTTATGATGCCGAGGGTGGTGCAGCTTATGTACTTGAGAAGATCCAAAAAGATGGACAATTTGTGAGTGTCGGCCAGGGTAAATATACAATTATTATTGATGATGGACCTCCGCCAGAATATTTAAAAAATAAACATTACGAAATCTTTGTCTTTAATTATGACACTGAACATGGCAAGCCGGAAACCTGGAGTGAAGATGGGTTTTCAATAGATTATAAAAAGTTAGAAGCAGAACAAATTGCTGCCGATGCACTTGCTGCTGAAGATGAAGTTGTTGCACTAGAGGAATTAGAAAACGATCAAATGATAGTGTCGGAATTTGAATCTCAAGAAAGTGCTGACGAATCAAGAAAAGATTTTGCGGATATGACATTTACTCATTCCAATGGAAGGATCTATGTTGGAACTATTCACATGAAAGA